GCTTTCAATTCGTTGTAAGCGTTAAGCAAGTCTTCTTGAGTCTCGAACTCTCCACCTATAAGCTCTTGCTCTTGTGGTAAGTTGCCTTCTTTCTCTAGTTCAGCTGCGGCTTGCTCTAAGCTTTCAACCGCTGCTTGATTCTGTTCGTCTACTGAACCAGTAGGCTGTTGGCTAATTGTAATTTCGTCTGGCATAAGTTACCTCCTTCCATTTCTATTAGTAAGTTCTTCCACCATTTGTGGGGTAATGACAATCTCTTTAACCTTTGCTTCAGGGTCAGGCGGCTGGGAGTCCACTTGCATCGATGGCTGGAAGCTGCTGGTTTGTTCCATCTGTGGGGAGGGGTTCTCCTGTTTCGGGGTTGATTCCTTCTTTGAATTGGGGGCCATAAGGTGCTCCTTGTTTTGTAAAATTGTCCGCTAACTTTGCAGCTGCTGGACTTGCTATCATCTTACCCATCATCTCTTGTTCTTGCATAGTCTTTTGACTGTTAGCTAGATCTTCTGCTTCCTTCTGTAATTGCTCTGGAGTCTTAACTAGGTTGGCTGTATCAATAGAACTACTTGCTGCTAACCTTCTTAATGCTTCTTCCATATTTATATATTGAGTCATAACTTCTGGGCCAAGTGCTTCTTTGGCCGCACCAATAAATTCTAATAACTTGTTCCTGTCATCACCTCTACCTATAGCTTCCATACCAGTAATAGGCTTGGGATGTATTAATGTTTCACCGCCTTCACCCTTTGGAAACTCAGGTATCTTTCTAGTTTTTTGTAATATAAATATAAGTCTCTTAACTAAAGGTAGCTGTAGTTCTTGAGTCAGCTGTGAGTACAAGCCACCAAGACTGGCTTCTAACTCTTGACTTGAATATCTTATCTCTTCTGCTGTAACTCTTTCAGCTGGTCTTTGTACTGCACTATTAAGTAGGAAAGCAAACTGTAATCTATTCTCAATCCTATCAATAGTATTGTTAGCTAGAGATAAATCATTTAGTTTACCTTGAGCTTGTAGTACTGTTACATCATTTGCTGACCCTTGTATAACTGCTCCATTTTCAGCCTGTACTAAAGTGCGTGGTCTTGTTGTTCCAGATGGAGACACCATAAACAAAACCTTCGAGAGCATAGCACTTGCTTCGAGGATGCTTTGATACAAATTTTCTAATGCAGTAAGGTCGCCATACCATTGCTCAATATAAGAACGACCATAATGTTCTCCTTCAATCTGACTCCAGCGAAGAGGAATAAAAGGAGAGCAATCTGCTGGTGACATACCATAAGTGTTTGGTACTGCTTTACCTTTTACTTCCTGATACCACATACACTTACCTTCCTTATACTTCACGCATGTATATATCTTGATAGCTTTCTCTTTATTGTTGTAATCGTTTTTATCTTGCATATCTTTAGGCAAGAAATCTTTAGGCAATACACTTGGACTTACTTCTTCTTCAATAATAATTTCATTCACATTGCCCATTGGGTCACGATGAATAGTGTAGTTCTCTAAGTGTATGACTCTTATACCTGTTGGGTTTATATAAAGTAAAACATTGCCAGCAATAATTAATTGCTTGAAGGCTTCGTGCATACTAGCTCTGAAACTCATAGTCTCAAGCATGTTGCTAACCTGTTGCTCTACTTTTACAAGGGCTGTATCAAGTTGCGTCTTAGCTTCTGGGCCTTGTTCTGCGACTATCATTGCTAGCCCATCTATCTCAAGCTTGAAGAAGCCTGTATTGATAGGGAACAAATTTATGCCAAGCTTGTTTGCAATATTTAAAACTCCCCTTGCTCCCATACTTTGGTGCGGTGTATCTACCTTACCTTTCTCGCCATAATAATCCTCTGGAAATTCAAACGGAATAGTAACCTTTGCATTTTTTCTTGCACGTTCACTATATGGTTGTCTGTTTGATTTCGCTTGACTGTACTTAGATGCAACAGTAACGCCTTTCTTCTGCTCCATAGCAGATTTATAAGCGTTAGTTTTATCTACGCTACTGGTTAAGGTTACTTCATTATTCATTTAGTTTATGGGATTTGTAGGCCAGAACCCTTCAGTAAATCTGTTCTTAATCTTTTTCTACCAAACCCTCTTTGCTTCTGGGCTGTACCTAAACCAATATCTCCAGCTGGTATTTCCAATGCTGCGGCTGGTGCTTTAGCAGTTGCAGCTGGTGGTGGTGCGGATGGAGCGTTAGCTATTTTCTTCTGCTCTTCTTGACGAGCTAAGTTATCTGCTCTTGTCTCTTCGTACTGTCTCTTCTGTTCAGCTATCTGCTCACGCTGTACGGCTAACATTTCGTCAGTCCGATCTGGTGGTCTTCGGTTGCCGCCGCACATAGTTACCTCTTAGTTTTGTGTGTTTTGCTCATTGTAAACTGATTCGAGCATTTTTACCACGCTTCGCTGACCAGAATAAAACCAAATGTTTCTATCAGTTGTGTCAATGTCTGGGCATTTCTCAGGATACATTTCATTTAAACGTCTAATCAATGCTTCATCAACTGGTGGAAACTGGTCGTCAATAGCCATAAGTAATGGTAAGTTATATACATAATACTTTAATTACTATGGCTAGAAAAGGATTGTATTACAACATAAATAAAAGAAAGAAGGCTGGTACAAGTAGAAGTAAAAAAGATAGCACTATAACACCACAAGCTTACGCTAATATGAAAGCTGGTTTCCCTAAGAAAAAGAAAAAGAATCCACTAGATATTGCTTAAGGTTTCCATAGTTTAACCTTACCTGTTTTATTGTTATAGTCTTCTGCTCTTAGTATCCTAGCCAACCTTGCTGTAAGCAATGCTTCTTTATGTCCACCTGATTTCTTCTCGTATTCTTTAACGACTATATCCCACATCTCTTCTAATGTTTTACTGTCGCCTAGTATCTTGTTAGCTGTTACTGTACCCACGCCAGTTATACCTTTATAGTTGTCAGTCATATCTCCAGTTAGTGCCATAATCATCCAGTTCCTATCCGCTTGCCTTCTTGTTATAAGTTCCAAGTCATCTCCAGCTAGTAGCTTGCAGGGTATGGTTCGCATGTCTTTATCTGGACTAACAATTATAGGGTCATCTAACTCTTTGCTTGTAGCAAGTATGCCAAGTACGTCATCGCCTTCGAGGTTGTCATACCTAACACACTTGTATCTATTTGTAAGTGCATCCATCACGCCTTTAAGTGCTAATGGTTTTCTTCTGCTCTTGCGGTTGGCTTTGTAATCCTGATACAAGTCATGCCTAAAGGTAGGGTAGGAAGTAAAGCACATAATAACTTCACCTTCATCTTCGGATACTTCTTTGTATCCCTTGATGTATGTCTCGATAAGATCTAACGCCCAACTAGGTCGTGAGTACAATACATGCAAGTTGTCATCGAACTTGTCATCGCTCTCTACTGCATAGCAGCAATGGTAACAAAGCCAGTCGGCATCAATTAATAAAGTCATTAGAAGTTTGTAAGTGAAGGTGTAAGGCGGCCAGTAGATTCGTTGTATTGCAACTTATCTGCTTTGCCCAAGCATCCGTTATGTCTATTCTTTAGTACCTTTAGCTGTAGTTCATTGCTTCCTTCTTCTGATTGCTGCGATCTAATGCCACACATAACAAGGTCACTTAACTGGGCTATGGACTGCGACCCTCTTAAGGCGGCCAAGTTTATGTCGCCTCCCTCTTCAGCTGGTTTGCCATCTGTTCTACGCAAGTGACTGACCATAACTAAACCTACGCCTGTCTTCTCTACTACCTGTCTTAGCTTGGTGCAGCATACATCTATTTGTTTTCTTTCATCTCCATCGCTTAGTCCAGATACCACAAGACTAAGGTGATCTAGGAATATTACATCGCACTCTTCACCAGTAGCCATATATGTTATCTGATCTATTAATCGATCAGGGTCTAGTGAACCAAAGTGTTGCAGCAATACAAACCTATTGTCACTAAATAAATAATCAAATGCTTGTCGTAACTCTTTTTCATCAACAGCCTTCTCATCTATATGCAATGGTTTGTTTAAGGCAATGGATAGGATGCCTTGCATACTTCTCTTACTGCTCTCTTCGAGGCCAATCCACCCCACCTTAAGATTATGGTTAAGGAAATGATAAGCCATCTCCCTACAAAGTAGGCTCTTCCCCACGCCAGTACCAGCACAGATTGTAGTCAGCGACTGCTTTCTATATCCTTGCACCATCTTGTTTAGCTCTGGAAAAGGATAGCTACATATCTGTGAGTTATCTTCTTTAACTAGATCTTCCCATAGATCGTAGGCAGAGAATATGTTGTCGGGTCTGACAGGACTTGCTTTGAAGAGGAGATCTCTGAGTAGCTCGCCCTCCCCTGCGAGGAGCATTTCATTAGCATCCTTTCTTGGTAGGTGAGCGATAGCTGCTTTACCAGTAGGTAAGATTTTTGCAACCTTTTCGGCAGCATGAACACCAGCTGGGTCGGAGTCAAAACAAATAACGATACGAACAAACTGAGATAACCATTTTAAATTTGCAGCTACATACTTGGTAGCAGATTGAGCACCTGATGGCAAACTTACAACTGGAAAGTAATTGCCTGTATTAGATCTTGTACATTGAGCTATGCTGAGACAGTCGATCTCGCCCTCTGTAATTGTTACAAAAGAACTACCAGTATTAAACTGTCTCCATAACTCTTGACCCCATAGCTTTATATCCGACAAGTCTCCCTTCCATATAAATCTTTTATCTTTAAACCTTATATGTTGAGCAGCAACTAATCCACTTTGATCTCTGTAAGTTGCCACCTGACAATCAGTTCCGTTTAATTTAGATACTCCATAGTTAAAAAACTTACAAGTCTCTTCTGTTATGCCACGTTTTGGTAGGGCACAAGGGATTGGAGTTAGTGGATTCCATTCTTTTTTCATTGGTACAAACGTGGGTTTCTTCAAAATTTTTTTGGGCTGAAATTGCCAACCACATCCAAAGCAATGCTTATGTCCATCATCGTAAACAGCTACATTATCTTTGCTGTTACATTCTGGGCAAGGTTCTTTGCTTATGTATTTACTCGGCATACCATTCTTTTGGGATAGTTTTGTTACACCAAAGAAAGCCGTGACGTTCAGCCCATTGCCAATACGTCAGGCTTCTCTTGGCTTTACTAAGTTTGTTGTTTGCGTTTTGAAAACAGAACCGCAAGCTTAGTGTGGGATGTTGCGTCTTGACTGCAATATATTTTTTTCTCTCTTCTTTAAGTAGCGTTCCTTTGAGTTCAACCACACATGAAGGAAGGATGATGTCAGGAGTGTAGCTACTGCTGATGATGTAATCATAGCTGACAGTTTCATAGCTGAATTGTACATTCTTTTTGATTAAGTCAGAGGCAACTTGAGCCTCGAACTTTGATCTAAAATGTACTACCCCCGAAGGAGTTTTCAACGTTTGAGGGTGTGAGGTCTTGCGTTTCGTTTTTGCTTTGGAACTTGAACCCTGAGAGGTCTGTCGTTTTTTCATATGGAACGAATTTCATAATGACTATGGCTTCTGGTTGGACTGTTAATCCAACACCATACTGCGGATGGTTGTAGCCTTGTACTCTTAGCTTGGCTTGTACTGTTGTTCCTCTACCTAGTCCTATGTACTTCTCTCTTTCCTCTCCTGTAATTGGAGTGCCATACTTATCGACTAATACTGGCGGTGTATTCTTAAATCTATTAGCACCTTGCCCAGCTTCAACAGGCTTTTTACATTTGATTGACAATACTTTCTTGCCCTCGAAGTCAGTAAACTCATACCTTGAGTGTTCTCCTAATTTAAAAGTTGTATCTGGGAAGGCTGCTTTTAGCTGACCTTTCCATTGGTCTAGTCCATCCTCGAATTGTTGGAACACCATTGCTGTTTCTTTATCGTCTGTATCTAGCAATAAAGTTACGCTCCATTCTGGTGCTTTATTAAAAGCATCATCTGGTTTAACTAGATGACTCCATGCAACACCGCACTCTGGGGTGAAGATATAAAAAGGTTTTGCTTTGATCTGGCTCATGTTATGAAATAGGTTGATGAACGTGTAAGTAAAACATCTAGCTCTCCATGAGTAGGCTCTGGAGGTAGTGCTTCTATTTGTTTGTCTGTTAATTGGGCTTTCAATTCTCCCTTTAGTTTTGACAGTTGATCTACTGAATACATATCAGCGAATGACTGTCTAACTGAGTTACGGAGTAGACTCATTTCAGACGGCGTAGTTACGAAACAATCGTGGATGCCAGCGATATTTTCGACTCCCCTTATTGAAGCATGAATCGTAGAAAATGCCATATGACTTGCATCAAAACTATGTAATATATTTGCTGAGATCGCATGCCCCATCTTCTTTGTATTAAAATCTGGGGTATCCTCGTTTGTTCTTATATCTAGATATACGTCAGATAAATAACGTAATTGTATTCTTATTTTTTTTGGGTCGTAATACTTCTGTTCAACATACAAACCAGTAGGGCTAGTCCAATGTACTGCTTTGTTTACTTTACCTAGCTCTCTACCTATAGCTCTAAACCATTTCATTGCTACGCATGCTGGTTCGATAGCCTTTGCTGACTCCTGATACAGCACGTTAGCCATATAACTTACTGTACTCATAGCACCTTTACCTCTTGTCCAGTTATTCTTGCCTAGCATTGACCCACGCTCGATAGCCCAACTGTAGGCGTGGTGATAGAAAGCACTATTAGTTGCTGAGTATGGTGCTGTCATAACGCAAGGCTTAGTCAATGATCTATCCACGTTTAACATCAACCACTTGCTAGCTCTTGGGTCTTTAGCCTGTACTAATCTCTGGTTTACTTTGCTTGCAACTTCGCTGTATATATCTTGTGGTCTATCGCTATTAATTAAATTAACTTTCTCTCCCATTACTTTGTCACGGAGCAAACCTGAGAAGTGCTGAATAGAACTGCAAGTGCAATCAAGGTGGCAGGGAAGCTGACATAAATAGCTACTTGGTTCTTGTTGATAAAGATAGATTGCCCTGCAAAAAGCAAGAAAACTCCAAGCCTTATCTGCTCGCAACCAAAAGTCAGGGGCTGTCCAACAATCTCTACCAATTCCATAAATAGTTTTTAAATTATTATTAACCCAATCTATCTTTGTTTGAAAGTCATGTTTGATTCCATACATATTTGCACCATGTATTTTTAACCACGACAAATCATCTTCCGTTTTGATTAGCTTGCCGTTTGTAAATTGCAGTAGTGCTCTTGATAAATCATTGCCTTGAGAATTAAGAAAAGGAACTCTATCATATACTCGACCTCTAAAATCTAGTTGCTTTGGAAAGTATAAGTTAGGTTCATCTTTATATTTCTCAGCCATCCATAACATCTTGGCAATACCTATGCGACTACCTTTAGTTTGGTTATTCTTATCTATAATTCTCTTGCAGTTTATTCTCCATTTAATAACAAGTGGGTCGTCTTCATCTAAATGTTTAGGGTATGGCGGTACTGCATATCCATCTCTTGGTAATAAGCAGCCTATCTCTAGGTTGTTATCGTAAGCATGCAGCACCTGATCTAAAATATATTTATTAATACACCAGCTAACTTCCCCTTGTATGTTGGCTACTTTTAAAAAGGCTGTATCGTTGTATATTCTAGAGGCTATCTCTTTGTTATTACTTTTAAATAAATTAAATTTTATATTCTCATTGTAGTATCCACCATCATATGGGTTACTCCATCGCTTCGGTTTAATAAGCATAGGTAAGAAGTTAGGGCTGGTTATTCTAACTTCAGTATCAATTTTTTTTACCCACTCCATACACTTGTCGGTTGCTCGAACCATTCGTCTTGCTGGCTTGCAAGATTTATCTAAAAAAATTTCTATTAATCCAGTATATTTTTGTATAAGTTCGACCATAAATAATCCACTTGCCATCCGTTGTCTTGGATTCCAGTATTCTGTATTGGTCATATTATTTATTAAAAATATTCTGTATCTTTTTTTATGCCTACCTTTCTTGTACTTGGATAACTCACTATCTGTAGCTCTATCGAGCATTGTCTCTATCCATATCTTTTCGATAACACCAGCTGCTAGCTGATGCAGACTTGGTGTACTAGATAAGGTATCGACTACAGATCTAATGGATGCAGCTGCAATTTGTTGGGGTGGTAATTCTAGTAAGGGGGTAAGCATTGCATAGTTAGTGCCAGCTTTTCCCTGCTCTATTTTCCTCCTGATGGCTCGCAAGTGACTGACAATTATATCCACATTAAAAGAGCATAGAGCCTCGCCATAAATGGTGAGAGACTCCATGCTCGCTGCTTGTTTTCGATTGTGTTGTGATCTTATTCTATTCTGACCCATGTTTAACATCAGGTCTTCATTAGCTAGTTGATCGTCAAGGCTTCGCATCACTCCAAAACTCTATAGTTTTGGCGTATTTACCTTCAAGCCATTCAGTAATAATACGTTTAGCTAGCTCGGCTCTGGTAATGCCCATGTATTTAGCTAGATGATCTAGCCTATTGCATACTTGGGGTGGTAAAAAGGCTTGTAACTTTTTACTTTCTTCCATTAAAAAACCTCCGTGCTGTATTCCATACTAATTTAACTGTCGAATACATAGCTACCCTATGCTCGACATTAGTAAAGGTTTGCTTAAGTAGTTCATTCATAGCCCTATCGCTAGCCTCATCTTCTGTCTCTATCTTCTCTGGATTATCAGGTAGCATAGTCCAATAGATAGCATTGGATGGATAGTAATTGTATGAATAACTAATCCATTGTCCGTTAGGGGTAAAGTCATCACCCTTAGTGAAGTAGAGAATAAGCCCAGCATTATTAGAGTGGGCTTTGTTAGGTTTTTTCTTCGCTAGTTTGTATAGCTGGTAATCCATGCTCCTTAAGTAGTAGGTTGTAATCAGGGTTAAATCCTATTTGGATTGTTAATGACATGAATAAAAATGTCAACAGAATAATATTTAATTTTATGAGACTCATACTAAGCTACCTTATTGTTCGCTTTGCATAACTTCACCTCATAAATATCGTTATAAGGTATCTTGCTTCGCATAAAGCTAGTCAATGCCTCGTATAAATTAACTGCTTTTATATAGTAGGCCTCAACAAAATTTGTTGAAGCACTACTATAAACAATTTCATACGTTTTCATTTCTTTATTAACTATCTGCATGAGTTCATCGCCTCCACTACTGGAATTAAATCCTCAATAATATGCTTAATTAATAAATTTCTAGCCTTACATGAATCATCTGGTAACACTATTAACTTATCCGTATTGCCTGAGAGATTATTAATAACTCCCAAGATATAAGTTAGTCGCTGTACTTGAGTATGCCATAACGGATTTTCTTTTAATAACTTAAGAAGTTCGATGTCATTAGCACCGATCTCCCTAAGATAATCGCTATCGCTGTATTCAAGTTGGTCGTTAAACATCCATCTATCGTTGATGATGCCGTACTCCAGATGAATACGTTTGAACTGTTCATCTAATCCCATTAGCTTTCCTCCCCTTCCCAGATTAAATCGAACTTCATTAGTTCTGTTGGTACGATTTCAACCCCTTCATAATCAAAGAAGTCATCTCCGAACTCTTTTCTATTCTCTGGTGTATCAAGTTCTTTAAGATTTTGTATTTGGTCATTGTACATATAACCACAACTCCAAAATACATCCTCTAAAGATACATCATTAATGGTTTTACCATCGATAAGGAACTGTGGACTAAAGCCATAGGAGTCTATGAAGTCATCCCAGTCATCACCACAGCCATTAAATCTCCAGTCACAATATAGTGATCTGTTGATTATTATTTTTTGTTGGCTCATTTGTTAGCACCTCTTTTTCTATAAACAACCGCATAGCTGCAAGACTCTGCTAGCTCTGGGTTAAGTACGTTTTCACAGAACTTGTCATACTCTGGTTCTAACCAGCTTTCAAGCTCATCTTTAGAGTCGGTGTAGCAACTAACCTTTAAGTCGCTACCTCTTCTCACATAGTCGAGGTCGATAGCTTGCACTAACTCCTCATAATCACAATCAATAGTAAATACTATTCGATACTTCCAGTCATGTTGCACCTGATCGGTGCAAACTGGATAATCACTTAAGCTCATTGGCATTAGCTTTCCTCCTCTGTAAATGCGTAGTCTTGTGTTTCGATGCCTTCATCCCATGTATCGATAGCCCAGTCTTGGTCTTCGTCATACATGTAGGCTCTCTCTATTGCTTCATCTTCATTCTTAGCTTTAACTTTATAAAACTGAGAATGTGATTCGGCCATTGCGACCTTATAAATAGGCATTAGTTTAAATCCTCCTGATGTTGCTTCATTAGTTTTGGGTCGTTGCCAAAAAATTGTGACATTAGATCGTTGTTAATTCTTTTTTGAATACTTGGTGGGCAATCAGTCCATGTATTTTTAAGGACTATCCAGCCATGATCTAATATGGCTGGGATATTATCCTTGTCTTCGATGTAGTGTTTAATCATGTCACCACCTGTAGACTTTCGATTAACTTAAAAGGTTTACATCCTTTGTACTGGTTGTAATACTGCTCCTTATATGATCGTGATTCTTTATCAACTATATCTGGGTTGACTAACTGGTAGCCATCCCATGCCCACCGCTCACAGTCTTCGATGTCGAATATGTGAGCAGTCATAATTTGCCAGCCTAGTAACTTGTTATCCCTCTTGGCTTTTCTTACGGCCTTAGTTGCATGAATAATATTAGGGTCGTGTCCTGATGACCATGCAATAGAGGTTCCAGAGTTCCATGCTGTGATGGCGATAATTCTACGAGGCTGTTGCTCGTATTTGATTTTCTTTTTACTCATCGCCACCCTCGTTTATGTTTACTTTGCCTTTACCGAACATGCAGTCGGATATTATTTGGCCGATCTCATCCTCATTTAAAAGGAGGTCGTTAATGTGTTTACCTTCGTAAACTTTCTTTTGTGGGTTGTTATCCTCATCAAAAGTAATAAATTCTATGCTTGGCATAAATAAGTACCTTTTGTAGTGGTTTAGTAAGTAGTTTAAAAAACTACTCATTCATAGAAGACCTATAAAAGTGTAGTTTTTGGAAGGTATAAAGACCCCCGAAGAAAATTTCGGAGGCCTTCTGGCTCCTTCTGGAGCGTGTTTAATTTCTGAATATGTAGGTTTGGCCGTCTGCGTCTACTTCTGTGTAGTCTTGGCTTAAATTTTCCCATGTTCTCTCCCAGTCTATTTCAATCCAGCTTGGGAGATCGTTTGGAATATAACCGCAGTCCTGACAGATAGATTCTGCGAACTCTTCGGGGCTGTCATAACCCCCATAATACATATCCTCGAATGTGTCATAGTCTTTGTCGCTTGGGTCTAATTCATTTATATAATTTTCCCAGAGTTCGTGACTATGGCCGTTGTCTTTAGCCTGTTTCAATCCTTCGAGATACTCGAACAGTTCTTCGCTTCCGATGTATTCAGAATATATAGAATCAATCCCGCTGTGGTCTGTAAATATCCACTCTTCAGCCCCTTCTGCTGGGCTGGTGTCAATTACAAATTTGATAGCGGCGTTAAATTCTTTATCGAACTCTTCGAGGCTGTCGGTGTTGAGCTCCTCCAGATCTAACCAGTAATAATGATGGTGTCCCTGATTGTAAGCGGCTAAACATTGAACACATAACCAGCAGTCGGACTCCCCAAAATCTGCGGATTGACTCAAATAAGCTGGCTTGTTTTCTAGTGTTGTTGACATTGTTTTAAGTAGTGAGTTGTTTTAAGTGGTTGATAAGTCAACCAGAGAACCAGCCAGCGGCTGGCTCTAAGTTTGATTTAATCAAAGTACTTTATAAATAAAGTCACAAGTTAACCCAGCTGCTGGGCATAGCTCAGAATGTAAAGCCCAGCACTCAAGCCCAGCGATAAATTCATAGTATGCGTTTAATCTGGTTACAGCTGATGCACAATCAGATAAAACTGACCATGTATAAACAGCATCAGGATTTAACTCCGCAGCTTTTAATGATCTTTTGAAACAATCTGGTGCTTGAATCATCAAGCCAAGTGCTGCACAATCCCATTCAAAACAAATCTTGTTATTAAATGCCGTTGCTGGTTGGCCGTGTAATGCCATTAATTGGGTTACTGTTGCATCTAATAAGCCAACCTTTTTTAATAGGCTGTTATCAATTATGCAGTCGTAAGGAGTTGTAGTGGTCATTTGATTAGTAAATAAATGTACAAATAGAATCCGCCTGGACTCTCTCTAGATATTAAAGCAATTACTAGAGGTTTGCAATATATTTGGCGGCTTATCTCTAAAAATTACATAAATAAAAACTAATTGAGCACCAGAAGCGACCAGATCGCAGTTAAAAGCTGGTAGTACTGTCTAATAGACAGCACTTCAACCCAGCCAGAGCCCAGTTATAGCCTTATTATTATTATTTATTGTTATTAATTAGCCTATTTTGGACAGCGGATGGCCACCCTACAGCAATTTTTTTCTTATTCAATAGGGGGATTTTACGAAATTCCATATAGCGTAGAGCCGATCAGATTTTTCTACCAAAATATATCCCGATAGATAACTAATAGTAACTAATAGATAGCTCCCCTGTTCTCTTCTATTGTGGAGAGCTAGTGGTGGACAGCAGTTTCGAGTGTAGTTATATTACGAATAAGCCATTATACGACTGATAACCGCAAAGCATCAGGTCAAAACTCCTCACACACGATATAATGGCTTGTAAATGGGGTTTTTCAGTAGTGGGTTGAGCCTCATTTTTAAAAAATTATGGCTAAAAAAGACACCGAACAAGTACTAAGCGACCTACACTCAAACTTAGCGAGTGTATTAGGCGACATATTGAATAGCGGTGAAGCTAGTACTGGTGACTTAAATGTTATAAGGCAGTTTTTAAAGGATAATCAGATAACTGCACAGCCAGCTGAAGATACACCCTTTGGTGATTTGGCTAGGTCGTTACCAGATATAGAGAATGTTATTGAATTAAAGAAGCGTAGTGCCTAATGAAGAAGGAAGATTGGCAGCAACTACCAGAACCATACAATAAAGATTTTAGATACTTCTTAGTTTTAGTCTGGCGACATCTACAACTACCAGACCCTACTACAGTACAACTAGACATTGCCGAATATATGCAAAACGGCAGTAAGAGAAGAATAATTGAAGCGTTTAGAGGAGTAGGAAAGTCATGGATGGCTGCTGCTTATGTACTTTGGCTACTAAGAAACGACCCACAGAAGAAGATTATGGTTGTGTCGGCCTCGAAAACGAGGGCTGATGACTTTGCACAGTTTTGTTTAAGGATAATACAAGAGATGCCTATACTTAAATGCTTAGAACCTGATCGAGAGCAGCAAAGATCAGCTAGTAATAGATTTGATGTACGCCCAGCTATACCCGATCAGTCAGCTAGTGTGAAAAGTGTAGGTATCTTTGGACAATTAACTGGTAGTCGTGCTGATTTAATACTGGCCGATGACTGCGAAGTGCCGAATACAGCATGGACTGTAGGTATGAGAGAGAAATTATTGCAATGCTGCGGTGAATTTAACGCTATTTTGAAGCCTGACGGCGAGATTATGTTCTTAGGTACGCCACAAACAGAGGAAAGTATATACAACAAGTTAAGAAACAGAGGTTATGACTGTCGCATCTGGACTAGCAGATACCCTAAGAAGCCAGAGAAGTATGGAGATGCCCTAGCTCCAATGATTTCTAAGCTATCAACTACGTTAGCTGGTCAACCAACCGACCCTGATAGATTCTCTGAGATGGATTTATTGGAGAGAGAGGCTAGTTATGGTCGCTCACAGTTTACTTTGCAGTTCCAATTAGACACTAGCCTGTCAGATTTACAGCGATTCCCACTAAGATTAGCTGATTTAGTCGTTATGGAGGTTAAAGATCACGCTCCTGAGAAGGTTGTTTGGTCATCTGGAGCAGAATATCGGCTAACAGACTTGCCAGCTGTGGGTTTTAGTGCTGATTATTACCATAGACCAGCTTATTTGCATGGTGACTGGCTACCTTTTACTGCTGTAGTGGCTTATATTGACCCATCAGGCAAGGGTGTCGATGAAACTGCATACAGTATAGTCGGACATTTAAACGGAAATCTCTATGTATTGGAGGTCGGGTCGTTTTGTGAAGGCTATACCGAGCCAGTTTTAACTGGTATTGCCGAAGCATGTAAAAGAAACAAGGTAAATCTAATATTATTGGAAGATCAGTTTGGTCAAGGCATGATGGAAAGTCTATTAAAGCCATATTTACAAAAAATTTACCCTTGTACTATTGAAGGTCAACGTAGCAATGTACAAAAAGAAAGAAGAATAATAAATGCACTAGAGCCAGTTATGAATCAACATAGATTAATTATCAATAGGTCGGTTATTGAGAATGACGCAAAGCCTCGTACAGAGGATTCAGTAGATAAGGCGTTAGGTTATCAGCTGTTTCACCAGATGACACACATAACTGTTGATCGAAACTGTTTACAAAACGATGATAGACTTGACTCTTTGGCTGGAGCGGTGGAATATTGGAATGAATCGCTAGCAATAGATGAAGATAGAGCTATCAAAGATCGTGAAATGGAACTATGGGATTTGGAATTGGCTGCTCACAGGGGGGATATTGAGGGGGCTTTGGATGCCCAAGTCTTGGGTATACCGCTTGAAAAAATCGGACATCGCCAAGCACAGGGAAAGTGGAATCGTGTCACAGGCCACTAATCCAATAAAGCTAAGACCTAGAGCTTGGTGCATAAGAATACCAAGAAGCTATTGTGGTGATCTTCCATTACGAGATGTTGGAGGATTTCAGACAGTCGTAATTGCTTATGACCAACGTAACGCTTGGGAATCAGCTATGGGTGCTCAAGACTGGGAGATGTTAACTTTTCCAGTAGAGTATGTAGCTGTATTTCCTACTCAACCTGTCTAATAAAGAGCAGGGTCGTCTTCACCATTCATAAGTGCTTCAAGTCTTTTATTGTAATTGTCTCTATTTTTCTTAATTTCTAAAATATTTACTGGTGTTCTTGCCGCATTATTAAAAAACTCGCCATAACTGTTCATGGTTTTACTAACGCCATTAGCGTTTCTTTGGTTAACCATTTGTTTTTTTATTTTTTCTGTGTCGTCACCTTGATTGTTAATGCCGCACATTACTTTTCTTCTAATAACATTTCCCTTATCTTAGCAACAGCAGCGTCATCTAGCTTGTTTTCACTAAGTTTTGCAAGTGCTTCTAAAATATCGCAAACTAAAATAGATACAGATTTTGATTTTAAGAAAGCGAAGATAATTGGGCGAATTAGACTAATCATTTGGAGAATCTATGGTTAATATAAGTGTAGTATAGATTGATTTCTATGGAAGAACAAGAAAAGGAAGGTATTGATTGGGCTGAAATTTTTGGCCATAGTGTCAGATTTATGATTTTGGTCTGGTCGTTATCGATGATGACTTTGGGATACATGGATAAGATCAGGAACGATGGAGCGTTTTTAGCTGGCTTGACCAGCGGCGTTTTAGGTAGCTACGGCATTTCTGTCAATAAGAAAAAGGGTGGCAATAACAACAATAAAGACAGTAAGATAGTAGATAATAAAGACAATACAGTCGGAGTTCAATGAAAAAATTAATTTTACTAAGTTTATTAGCTTTTGCTAGCCCTGTTTTTGCTAATGGAGTGCCCACTTGGACTACTGGCTCTAGCAATAGAACTGAAAATACTACTCAAACAATTACTCGCTCCGTAGTTACTGAGAAATATGGGTCTACAATAAATACTTGGGAAGGCTCCAACATAAGTGTTGCTGCTTCCGCTGGTATATCTGGAGGCGATGCAGTATTTACAGTCGCAGATACTTCAAAAGATTGGTCATTAAATGTGACCTCTAGATCATCAGGTTTAATGATTGAAAAGATCACTCAGAATGACACGATTAACACCACTAGCGTTATTACTTCTTTGTCTGTCTTTAGCCAGTAAAGTAAGAGCCGAAGGCGATACTAACGTACAGGCTCAACCAAATGCTATAGGGAACTCATCAATAATTAATCAAAATATGAATATTAATAATGGAATGACAGGCAAACAGCAGTTTGGCAATTTAGTTTGTAGTCAACCTACTTTAGCTGTAACTCCTTTTTATACAGGGAATGATGCTCAAGGTGAAGAGACATATTCTATAAATGAAGGCTGGGGAGTCCAGATGAGCTTTATGATACCGCTGGGAGATAATAAGACTTGCAATGATTTAGCAAAAGTAAAGCTAGACCTAGCCAAAGAAGAGTTAGACAAACAAGTGCATGATAAACACCTAGTTCGTATTTTGAAATGCCAGCAGCTTCACGCATCAGGATACATGATTAACCCTGCTTCTAAATACGCATACATCTGTGCAGATGTCATCAATATACGAACTTATGTAAAAGCTAATCCTTCTTTGTTTGTAAATCCTTCACCTCCTTCTTCAGAACCTTAGTAAATATTTTCTTAAATGTTTTCTTGATAAAAGCTAATACAGATTGCATGGCAATCCCGCCCGCCACGCTCACAACGCTTGCAGTTCCAGCAGCGATCACAGAGGAGGCAATGACCTCTGGTGCAGGGATGGGCATTTCACCAAAAAATGGTATATTAAACGTAGCTATAGTATCTTCACTTGGTAAAATTTCTGTGGTGGTTGGCAGGCTGTTCTGTATTGTCTCTGGTTTTAATTGTTGCACTCCCTCCGTTGACGATGCTTTATCATCTTCAGAAGTTGAAGAGCCTTCCTGACCTCCCAAACCCGACTCAACTTGCTCCAAACTCGGAAGCAATACGGGATCTAGGTAGGGAATCTCGGCCACAGGTGGATAAAAGATTGTTCTAGGCGGTATTAATTCGTTTATTTCTGGTAGCTGTGGTAGATATTCGTTCATTTTTTGATAGTATTGTTATAACCTTACACTTATTCTTTTCAGATAGCATCCTTGCGAGGTATTAGTCTAACTAAGATGAGGGGCGGTTAAGTAAACTTATTTCATCCTTAGATGGCTAATTTCACTCCGTCTAGGCTCGGCTTAGTTAACAATACTGGTACAGCCTATGACGCTCTTTTTCTAAAAGTTTGGAGCGGAGAGGTACTTTCTGCATTTAGAAAGTCTACTGTCTTTGAACCATTACATACAGTTCGTACTATCCAATCTGGAAAATCAGCACAATTTCCAATTATTGGACTCGCTACAACTAGCTACCACCAAGTGGGTACACAACTAACAGGTTCAGCAATTAAGCATGCTGAAGCTACCATAAATATTGATGACAAGCTCGTCAGTCAGGTATTTTTGGCCGACATAGAAGAGGCCAAGAACCATTACGATGTGAGAAGCCGCTATACAACTGAGATGGGCAATGCTTTAGCATATCGCTTTGACCAGAACGTAGCTGCTGTAATTGCTCAAGCTGCAAGAACAGCTACAAACTTCAACACCGATTTGGCTGGAGGTACAAGAGTTAAGATTCTTAAGTCTGGTACTGCTAATACTGCTGCTGCTGTCGCTGCTGTAACTGGTGCTGATCTAGTAACTGCTCTTTGGAAAGTTGCAGAAACATTTGATACAAACAACATTCCAGAAGACAATAGATATTTTGCTCTTGACCCAGCAAATTACTATAAGCTAGCTCAAACAACAGATGTTCTTAACAGAGATTGGGGCGGTTCTGGAGCATATGCAGAAGGAACAGTTCTCAAGGTTGCTGGTATTAATATCATCAAATCTAACCACTTACCTAAGACAAATAGAACTGCGGTAACTGGTGAGAACAACACATATCACGCTAACTATACAGACAATATCGGTCTTGCATTTACTCCAGATGCAGTCGGTACTGTTAAGTTAATGGACTTGAAGATGCAGCAAACAGGAAATGATGTTTCTGCATTATGGCAAGGTACATTTATGGTTGGTTCAATGGCTCATGGTACTGGTGTTTTAAGACCAGACTGTGCTATTGAGGTATATGCAAGCAACTCATAAGTAGCTAATATAGGGGGGAAACTTACCCCCCTACTACTATGCCTAAAGGTAAAGGAACTTACGGAACCAAAAAAGGAAGACCACCAAAGAAAGGAAAGTAAATGGTACTCGCTAGAACCACAAAACTTGAAGCAGTAAACAAAGCCTTACAGATGATGGGGGAAGCACCTCTTAACTCTCTGCAAGGCTTGTTTGGTTTAGGTAACTTAGCTGAAACAACTATCAATAGCGTTAGCCGAAAAATACAAGTAGAAGGGTGGTCATTTAATACAGACTATCAACAAAGTTTAGTTAGAGACTCTACAACTAACCACATATCAGTTGGTGATAATGTTAGCAGAATTGTTGTCGATCACTTTGACTATCCAGATATAGATGTAGTTCAACGTGGTAAAAAATTATATGATCGCAAAAACAATACCTATGAGTTTGAACAAAACATAAAGGCAGATATAACTTACATATTAGATTGGGAGGACTTACCAGAGCATGCAAGAAACTACATAATGGTTAAAACTGGTAGGGAACTACAGGAAAATATGATAGGTAGTAAAGATTTAACAGAGATAAATATAATTTTAGAACAAGAAAGTAGGTCACAATTTTTAGAAGAAGAAACAACTCTTAGCGAACATAATATGATTAGAGGTCATGCCAATAGATCGTATCCAGTTAAAACATATAAACCAATAAATATGCTTGAAAGATAATGGGTTTAATCAGTAGCACTATACCCAATATGATTAATGGGGTTAGTCAGCAGCCCTCTGCATTGCGACTAGCTTCTCAAGCCGAATCAGTTATAAATTGCTTGTCATCACCAGTTGAAGGTTTAACTAAGCGACCACCTTTTAACCACATAGCAAAATTAATATCAGGCTCTGCTGGTACAGGTAGACCCTTTGTAGAAGTTGTAGATAGAGATGGAACTATCCAATACTTAATAATGATTAGAGATGGAGCTATTGATGTATTTAATATAGATGGCTCTGCACAAACAGTTAATACTCCTGTCGGAACTGACTATTTAGATATATCTAATACAGCTGACCCTTCAGATAAGTTTAGGGTTGCTTCAGTTGCTGATTACACTTTTATAGTTAACAGAGAAAAAATAGTTACTATGGATTTTGCTGGTACTTACACGCAAAACGATGGAGCAACACCGCCAGCAGCTGGAACTATAATAGCTGTTAACTGTCCAAAACATGGTTTAGAGACAGGCGTAAAAATACAAATAGATTTTGAAACTGGTACTACTCCAGATGGAACTTATAACGTAACTAAAGTAGATGATAACAACTTCACGCTAGTTGGAGCTACAAGTTTAGATACTAGCGGAACTTGTAGGTTTAATGAACTGTCTCCAGATGTATCACGCAAGGGAATTATTTTTATAAAAGCTGCTGACTATGACACAAGATATGAAGTAAAGATAAAAGATGCTGCTGGTACTACAACTTTGGCTACGGCAACTCACCAAACTGCTTCAGCTGGAGGTACAGTACCTAACTCAAATACTATTGCATCTGATTTAACTAACCAGTTAATAAGTCAATTATCTAGTGGTTGGACTTTTACTGTTGACCAGTACATTATAAGAATAGAAAAAAATGACGATACAGAATTTGTTATAGAAAGTACTGACTCAAAAGCTGGCACTTACACAAAAGCTATTCGAGGAGCTATAGATACAATTAGCGATTTGCCAACCTTATGCGAGAAAGATTTTATTGTCAAAGTGCAAGGTACTAAGACAACAGGACTAGACGATTACTACGTTAAATTTGAAACTAGCAACAATACAGCATTTGGTTTTGGCATTTGGAGAGAAACAGTTGGCCCACTACAGCCTTATAAATTTAATAAATCAACTATGCCACATGTTTTAGTGCGTGATGCTACTACTGGCGTGTTTGAATTTAAAGAGTTTGATTGGTCGCCAAGAATAGCTGGAGACATGTTAACTGCTCCTACTCCTACATTTGTAGGAACTAATATAAACAATATTAATACTTTTAGAAACAGGCTTATATTCTTAGCTGATGAAAATGTCTTAATGAGTGCAGCTGATAGTTACGATAGGTTTTTCCCTGAGACAGTACAAACCATTGTAGATAGTGACCCGATTGATTTGGTTACAGGTGGTACGGAGATTCACTTCTTAACATCCAGTTTGGCGTTTGCAAATACTTTGTTGCTATTTAGTCGGCATGGTCAATTTAGATTAGATGCTGGTGCTTCAACGATTGGTGGTGCTTTGACACCAAAAACCGCAACAATAACAGCTATCACTACTTATGAAACTGAACCAACTGTTGACCCTATTGCTGTAGGTCGTACTGTTTATTTCTCGATACCTAAAGGAGAGTTTAGTGGTTTGCGTGACTTTTACCTTCCAGATGTAACTGCATCAGTTCCAGTATCAGAAGAAGTATCTTCAGCTGTTCCTAGATATATTCCTAAAAACATAGTTAGTTTGATTAGTTCAGCATCAGAAGAAACTGTTATAGCTATCAGTAAAGATCAGCCTAAACGTATTTACTTTTATAAATTCTTTTACGAAGAAGATCAAAAGCTACAGTCATCTTGGTCATTCTGGGAGGTCAAAGGAGATAAGACAGTACTTGGTGCATCAATAATAGATAGTGATGTTTTCTTTGTTATGCAATATGCAGATGGCGTTTACCTAGAAAAATGTTCCTTACGACCAGAATCAGTAGATGAAGGTAGTAACTTAGAAATATTATTAGATAGAAAAATAGATGAAACTAAGTGTCATATTAATGTAATTAATCAGGGTGGTGCTGGTGTTCAGTCAATAATATCTTTGCCTTATCCAACAGCTACGGCTGGCATCCAAGTACTTGTTGGTAAGGATGCTGCTGGTAATACTATGCAGCATGGTCAAGTACAAGTTCCAAGTGCAGAAACTTTATCTGGAGCTACGCAATCAGGATTTACTGGTAACGGAACTATGACTGTATTAGGTGATTTATCAAACGCAAAATTCTTTGTAGGCGAAAGATATGACATGACTTATGAGTTTAGTACGCCATATTTAAAAGAGCAGCCAACTGGCGGTGGTGTTGCTGTTGTTGCTAGTCCAAGACTACAAATTAGAACTTGGACATTTGTGTTTGATGATACGTCTGCATTTAAAATAAGAGTTACACCTAGAGGTAGAAATGCTTTTACTTATCCGTATAATGGGTTTATTGTTGGTCAAAATCCTCCAGCATTAGGTCAAGCACCTTTCTTAACTGGAAAATTTAAAGTGCCAGTCATGGCACATAACAACGACACTAAAGTCGAAATCTTAAGCGATAGTCCACTACCCTGTCGTATTCAATCATCAGAATGGGAAGGATGGCTACACACAAGAGCAAGACGGCTATAGGCAAGTTTCATTGGCGAAAGTCAATATTGTCTGACGTTGTAACAGTCGCAGCAAATATGCGGCAAGAGGATAAAGAAGAAGTATTAGCTTATTCTGGCTCATCACCACAAGAAGCCTTGTTTTATTGTTTCTTTGCAAGTCAGCCTTGTATGACTATGGTTGGCCGAAAAGGTAACATCATGGGTATGTATGGGGTAGTTCCCTGCTCACCAAAAGTAGGCAGAATCTGGATGTTAGGGCATGAGTCTATGACATCTGACTATAGAGATGTAAGAGCTTTTTTGCGTAACTCACCTATAGAATTACAAAAATTTCATTGCAATTATCCTTTGTTGTACAACTATGTTGATGCAAGAAACGAAACTCATATAAAATGGATTAAGTGGATGGGTTTCTCAATCATTAAGAAACACGCTACATTTGGTGCAGAGGGTCGAACTTTTTACGAATTTGTAAAGAACTAACTATGTGTGGTGCAATTCCTATAGCTGTTATCTCAGGAGTCTTAGGTGTAGCTGGTAGCTATATGCAATACCAGCAAGCTAAGACAAATGTTGCATATCAGAACGCCCAGCAAAATTTACAATATCAGAGCAGCATGTTACAGGCTCAGTCCAATCGGATGACTGAGGATGTAAAGAAACAGATGAATGAAGATGCTATACAGCATGCAAATTATTTAGCAGATTTGCAATATGAAAGAGATAGCACCAGAATCACTATGAATCAGATGCAGCAACAAGAACAAGCAGCACAAGAGCAAACAGCAACTGGTCGGACATATTTACAAAAGAGAGGAGAAGTTGCAGCGATAAGAGGATTAGGAACAAACGCATGGACTTTGATTGCGGATATAAAACGCACACAAGCACAAGCAGACTTTATAACGAATCGAAATACTGCGTTTAGTTTGGCTGGTACTCAATCGCAGCGACTGGATGCTCAAGCTAATCGAGCCAGTAGGCGAGGCCAAACTGCAACGTATCTTAAGAAAACATTTCTTGACCCTGTTAAACCTTTGGAAATACCGAAGCCGAGCTTTGGGCCATATGCTCTTGGCATGGCCAGTTCTGTTGTTGGTGGCTTTACTACTTATCATGGACTGAGAAGTGGAGACAACCCGATGCCTAATTGGGGATTTGGTTAAATGGCAGCATCAACTAAAGGGTTAAGTCTTGGTAAAAACGAAGACCCAAAAAGTAGAAGAGGCGAAGCAAAACAAGTTTCTTTAGATGGAATAAATGTTGCTCCTGTTACTGGCTCAACTCAAATTACAGAACCTAAAGTACAAAATGCTAGATGGTTTGGCGAAAGTGCTGTTCAGCCAGCTTCACTAACAAAAATACCCCAGCTTGAATTGCCAAGTATGGCTGGTGTTATTGAGCCTGCTACGCCAAAAGATGCTGGCAGAATGGGAGATTCTTTGGTTACTTTTGCACAGTCAGTAGCTGATTATGGTTCTTCTACAGCAAGTAGAAGAAAAAATTTAAGAGAAGAAAATGAAGCAATAGCAAACAAAATTATTACTACATGGGGTCAAAACCCTACTCAACCAGTAAAAGATTTAGATGTATATATACAATCTATAAAAAAATCTATAGCTAAGATACAGGCTAAAGAAACTTTAACCCAAGAAGATTTACAGACAATAAGAGATTATGAAAAGTTAATAGGGCAAATAAATAATAAAAGAAATTTAGGCGAAGTTTTACTTTCAAAAGACAGAGAAAGAGTTGTAAAAAATAGAGCACAAGGTTTTCAATCTTATGCTGAGAATACAACAGTTGCAGATTTAAACTTAGCTGGTGGAATCACAGATAAAAATGGAGATCTAAAAGATAAAAAGATAAGCGAGCTTGACCCTAACTCTGAACAATGGATAGCGGCATTTAATAACTATGTCTATGGAGACATGGATTTAAGCGGCTTTGAGTTAAAAAACGTAGAAGGTATAGTATCTAACTCACAGTATCAAGCCAAAGTAACTCAATTAAAAAGTTATAACGCTAAAGAAAAAGATAGGATAATGAGTTCATCCTTGCAAAGCATAGAAACAAACTTAGAACTATTAGTCCAGAAGAACAATGCAACAACTGAAGTTACGTTTATTTCAGATCTGCAAGACGATGTTGAATTTTTAAAAAGCACACATTTATTTACTAATAAAGAAATAGATAATTTTGTACAGCAGTCAATAAGTATGATGGTTTATTTTATTGGCGAAAAAGGAGGAGAAATAGATGCAGAGGCAATAATAAATCGAATATTTTTAGGAGAAAACATTGGCAAAGAAGATCAAATTTTGCCATTAATGACAGGCAAGGTAAGCGATAGAGTGTTAAAGGATGGAACAATTAATAAAAAATTATTCTTAATTAATGCTATTGGAGGCGAAGCAAGATTAAATGAAATTATATCTGAGGTAACTAATAAAAATGTTAAAGCAAATAACAGTAAAACTAATGGACTTGAGCTTGCTTATGATACGTCATTCAATAATGTTTTAGAAAGTAAACCAGAAGGTAAAACTGAATCGTATCTATCTTTGTTAATAAAAGGAGATAATGATGACATAACAGGTAACGTTCATGTAAATGCTGTTATTACAGAATTAAATTCAACAAGATTAGAACTTATAGAAAAAGCAAACGGAGATACAAAAAAAATAGCTGCAATAAATAAATCGTATACTGAAAAATTATCTAACATTAAAAATAATCTTTTAGTTTCAGATTTTAAAGAAGAACTAAAAGATCTTAATGATAGAAGTCTAAAGGTTGCTTTAGGAGAGGCTACCGAAACTGAAATTGCAGATTTAAAAACAGATTTGTTTATGTTTAGAGATACCTATAAAGACCTACCAAAGCTCGATGATGACTTAAGCCAAGTTATTGATAACCTAGAAAACTATGCAGATGCCAGTAATAAAACGAGTTTAAAGTTTGGAACAGATATTGTTAATGATTTGTTTACGACTTATTCAAACAGTCAAGATTCAAATTTTGATAAAGATACTGTATGGAATAAGAACAAAGCTGCGATAGATGCAAGAGTAAAAGAAATAGTACAACAGGCAATACAAGATCATCCAAACGATATTCAAGCAAGAAACGAGCAAATTAATAGAGTTATTACAAATGAATGGAATAACGGAGGATTTATAGATGGTCGAGAAGTTAACACTACTCCGATTAACAATATGGGAAATCCTACTAAAGCAAGTAAAGATTATTTGAATAGTAATGGATTTAATAAAAAAGGAATGTTAGATGCTAATGGTTATTTTACTGATAATTCCATACAAACTTTTACGGCTCATGTACGAAATAAATATCAACCTATGTTCTCGAAAAACGCATTGTATCAATATAAAAAAGTAGGAGGCCAGTTCCAGCCAAATGGAGGCTTGATGTTGATGTGGATGTCTGGAGAAGACATGCCAGAAGGTTGGGATATTATTGAGAAAAATTTAGAGAAGATGGATAACATGAGTGTGACTAAGTTTTTTGAAGAACAGTTAATTAAAAATGGTCTTGACCCTAAAGTATTTCCGCTAGAAGTATTAAAAAGTTTAGAGGGTAAAAATCAACAAGAAAGAAGAGAGGCGTGGGCTAAACTTACTGGTACTGAATTAAAAGAGGATGAAAACATAACTGGTGTTATTAATAAAAAGAATTACGAAGCTGGTGCATTTGTAACTAATAACAACACATTTTATATAGGGCCATATGGTACAGCAGGGAAAGAGGTGCAAAGGTTACTTAATGATAAAAATATGGGATGGTACAATCTTTGGGGTGCGATATAATATGGAGAAACTATAAATGGAAGAAAATCAAGTTATCGAGTCAAATGTAATCTCCAAAGAGGATGAGGATGAAGAGGAAGAAGGTGGCTTTGATTTTGGTGGATATATCCCAAGCTATAAAAAACAAAATACTGATACAAATGTAGAAAAAGAAAAAAAGAAAGAAGTAATTAATAACGACAATAATGTAGAAGAATTTAGTCCAGAGGTCGTTAATGATGAGTCAGATGACACTCTTATAACTAGAGAAACAAATAAAGAACAATATCTAAAAGGTCTAGAGACAGGAAATGTAGATACTAAAAAACATTTCTTTTTTACCAACATTGAATACGCTCCAGAACATTTAAAAGGACAAAAGCATTGGAGAAATAGTCTTGGTGATTTTTTAAGAATGACAGATAGGGCTGGTATGGCTGCTGCACAGAATTTAACCAATACAGCACAAGATCTATTAAGAATGGATATGCCAGCATCTATGGCTGAAGTTTTATCTGGCGACCCATTATCAGCTGGAATGATGCTTTTTAAAGGAATTAAGTCTGGTATACAAAATAAAAGTTGGGTTGATTTTTTCGATGAACTAGGTTACAGGGCAGGGTCAAACAAGATGAGCTTATTAGATGCTCTTGGTAGTTCTGGAGGAGAAGTTAAAAACTATCAAATGTTTGACGCAATATCAGCAGAAGATCGAATGAAAGGCATTGATTATGGTTTATTCGGCATGCCTTCTTTAACCGAATTAAGTGGTGGCTATCCAGTACGAGATACAGGTAGACCATTTGCAGATGGTGTAACTAACTTCTTAGGGGATGGTATTCCATTTTTTGCAATAGTAGCAGGGATAATGGCTGAACCTACGCCAGCTGGTGAAATTGTTTTTGCTAAAAAATCTTTGGCAACGCTTAAAGCTAAAAGTCCAGCATTTAAAACTTTTTACAATATGGTGTCAAGAGATTTGCTTGGCAAAGGAATGAAAGGAATAGGTGGTCAAACAATTAAAAACGTCACAAAATTTACTGTTAAAGAAGGCTTAAAAGGTTCTACAGCTGGTGCTATAGCTGAAGCATTTGTAGGTAATCCATATCAAGATTTAGGTTTAGACCCTATCTTGCCTGATTTTTTAGATGTTGGTAACAGGGTAGACGACACTTATATAGAGGCAAAAATTAAGTCAATGATTATATCTGAAGTATTTTTAGGGCCACTATTTGGTATTGGTATGGGTGGATTAGGCGTAGCAGCCAGACCAATAACAGAACCTATAGGAAGAGTTTTTACAGCATTTAAAGGACATCAAAATAAAAAACAAGCATTAAACGATGCTATGAAATATATTTCTGGCATTAATAAAAAAGCTAACCAGTTTAAAGGAGAAAGAAGAAATCACTTAGCTGTTGCATATAAGTTAGACATGCTTAAGCAAGTACTTGATGAAGGAGAAAAAAAGATTGTTGAGCCAGCTTTAAACTATATAGTTGACAGTACAATCGTAAGAAAGGCAGCTGAAAGTCTTGGTTTTGTTTATAGAGAAATAGATGAAGTACAAAGAGAAATTGACAATATTAAGGTTAAAAACAATACAGTTACTACAGAACAAGTTACTAGAGATACGCAACTTAACTTAGAAAAAAATAAAATAAGAGATGAAGTTCGTGCGACTAATAAAGAAGGTAGAAAGAAAACTAAACTATACGAAGAGTTAGCTAGCGAAAAAGCTAGGATAAAAGAGCTAGAGGAAAGGTTATTAGAATTAGAAAAGAAATTAGAAAATGGCAAAAATAATTTTGTAAAAGGTATTAATAAGGCTGAGAAATCAGAAAAAGATTTAATCACTTCGATGATTCTTGACAATCAAGTTAGAACTACGCAAGAGATTTCTGCATACGAGAAGTTAGGTGTAGGGTCTGGAGCTAGACCAAAAACTCCACTAGAAGTGCAAAGAATTAATCCTAATGAAATTGATATTAGGCCAGAGCTATTTCAAATAAAAGAATCAGGTAGGTATAACCCTAAAGGCGTAAGTGGGTCTTTAGCTGACCAAAAAGAATTTGACTCTAGATTTGCTGGTGTAATTAGTGTTTGGAAAGATGAGACTGGTGAAATTGGACAGGCTGGAAAGCTATATGTAATTGATGGCCACAACAGATTAGATTTAGCTAAACGATCTCAAGTACCAGAAATAAATGCACAAATAATACAAGCACCTGATAAAGATGCCGCTATTGTTGAAGCTGCAATTATTAATATTAACTCATATAACTACGAGCAAAAGGGTGCAGTCGCAGCTATTGATGTGGCTAAAATTATAAGAATACAAGGTATAAGACCTTTGATGGAGTCAGGTCTTGGAGCTAAAAAGAAAATTGTTTTAGAAGGGTTGCAGCTGTCAAGATTACCAGATTTTTTATTTAATAAATTACTTAGAGGAGAGATTGGCCAGCCAAAAGGTTTAGCTTATGGCTCTGCTGAAATACCACAGCAATCCATAACAGATGTATATAAAGCAATAGAAAAGAGCAATCCTTCTATAGATAAGATTAAACAAGCCGTATTAATGGCAAGTGAAGCTACAGAGGTAAATGACGATGCACAAGGCGTTATTCCAGCATTTGCAGATTATTTAAAAACAACTAACGCAAAAGAATTATTAGAAATTAGAACACAAATTGCAAGTCAGTTAAGGAAAAAACTTACAAGGTTAAGAGCGGTAGGTACTAAGGATAAAAAAGCTGGTGTTGAGCAAGTTGCTGGTAATAAAATTAATTTACAAAACACTCAAGACGCTTTATTAATTGCACAAAAAACAGTTGATTTATTTAATGCTGTTGCTGCATCTGGAGGTAGAACTACAGAAATAATAAAAGAACTAGCAGCACAAGTTAAAGGTAAAAATGCCAGTCGTTTAGTCTCTGACAACTTAGAAAGAATACAAGATGCTTTGCAATTAGAAAACAAACCTTTATTTAAAGGGTCTGAAGTTGTTAGACATCAACAAGAGATTGATAAAACCAGATTAGAGACTTTAGAAAATATGCAATCTGAAACTCAACAGAAAACATATAACAACGAAGAGCTCGAAGCATTATCAAATGAACCAGCATTTAAAGAGCAAGTAGAAAACTTAGGAGATGGTCAAAGAGATAGTATAGAAAATCAGCTAAAAACTAAGGGTGTTGTTACAAATAACCCTAGCAATATAGAAGGTAGGTCTTTATCTCCTTTAGTTACAAATCCCAAAGCAAGAGTATTTCCAGAATATTTTGAAGGTTCTGACCAAAACTTATTAAAAAATGCCATAGACATGGCTGGGAATGTACAGAAATTTAGTAATTTTGAATTACAAGATGCAGTCGAAAGAACAAAAAGATTTAAGCTTACAAGCAAACAAATTAAAAACATACAGGCAAAGAAAGCAAAGTTTGAAAAAGCAAATGCAGTATATGAAGAATTAGATAAACAGATACAGGATTTACTTGAAGGCAAAGGCAAGCAAGGTAATCTTATCGAGCTAGACCCAGACAAGGCTGAAACAGAGCTAGACAAGTTAATGGCTGCAAGGGAAGCCGCTGATAAGGAACGTGCAAAGTTTGTAGATGAAAGACTTTCAATGCACTCTGACCATATGAAGTTAGTGTCAGAATTAGAGACTAGAAAGAAAGACCCACAGTTAAATAGAGTATCTAATGCTAGAGAAGAATCACTAGCTAGAAAAACAGAAAGAGAGAAAAACAAAGAGATAGTAGATCTTAAAAAGGCTATTGATTTCAAAAAGAATAGAGGAGACTACAAAACTAAAAAAGGCTATAACCTTGATGAAGCACAAAAAATAGATAATTTTACTTTTGCCCAATATGGTGCAGAGTTAGAAGGTAAGGTCGATAATCAAGGTAAAGCTTATGGAAGATTTTATTTTGGCAAACCAGCACCTAGATTTAATAATGAAGTTATTAATTTTGTAAATGATTTAGATATAGCTATATATACAGTTGGAAAACAAATAGCAAATGGTACATCAAGAGCTAGTAAGTCGCATTATAAATATGTTGAATTATTATCAGATCTAGGATTAACCAACAATCAAATACTTACAAGATACAGGGAAATTGTAGAAGAATTAAGATCTGGAATATTTGATATAGAACCTTCACAAAACTATTACTCAAGCAAACTGTTAAGAGTAATTAGCGATATGGACAAAGGTATGACAGATATAGCTGGCCGCTATGATTACAATATTGACCCAGAAGATATAATTACAGGCAGAGTTAACAAAGCTAAGAAAGAATTAGACGAGAAAATACTAAAAGAATACAAAGACGTTACTAACCCTAAACGACCAGATGAATTAGGCCCAAGAGAGAATAATGATTTTTATGAATTAATAGAGTATGAAGGGGGAGAGCTAGGTACGGAAGAAATATATTTAAGTTTGGCTGGTACTAGCAGAGCAGAAATACAAGGCTTAATGCAAGAAGTTGAAAAAATATCTGGTATTGATTTTAAATTAGTATCTGACCCTATAATTACTAAGCATAATGCTAAGAGTGCCGCAGCCTATGGAGTTCCAGTAGGTACAAAAATAGCTGCTAGAGGTTTCTATAGAGCAGGGCAAGACCCACTTAAAGACTTAATAGTTGTATCTATGATACATGGTCAGGATTTTGCTAACTTTAGTGCTATATCTCAGACTGCATATCACGAATCATTCCATAGATTATTCCAAAGATATTTTACTAAGCAAGAACATGCGTTACTTAAGGGTGCTGAAAAACAATTAAGAGAGTTAGCTGCTTTAGTTAAACCTAAGATGCACGATAAGATTATGGGAATTAATGGATACAAGCCATTATCTTTCGAGGAAGTTGTTACTACAGCTGCATCTGGTTACAAAGAGGCATTAACTGTATACGACAAGAAAGTTGGTAAATGGGGCAAGGTATTAGATAAAGTGTATGACATGGTAGTAAGAGTTAAAAACTTCTTACAGGGCAAAGGATTTAGAACTTGGCAAGATTTATTTGACGATTCTTACTCAGGCAAAATTGCCGCTAGAGGTATGACTCCAGAAGGAGCAAAGCTAGGTACTGTAGGAACAGATGAAACAATGTTTGAAATAGATGCAGATGAATTAAATAATTTATTTACTGACAACTTAGAAGGATTAGCTGACGGCTCGTTATCTATAGAAGAAGTAATGAGTAATGTAAGACGACCATTAATTAATAGAAAGTGGCAAACAAAGGGAGCTAAGTTTTATATTCCTACATCAAACAAGAATTTTATAACAGCAAATAAAACCATTAACCAAGCTATGGATAACATGGTCGATGCAATCATGCAGCCCAACCAAGAGTTTCCAGAACTACCAGCAATAAATACACAGCAGCTTATTAACGAAGGTATGGCTTTGATAGAGGATATAGATGGAAATGTAGATGAAGTAATGAAAATCTTTAGAAAAGTAACTAAGGGAGATCAATTTGCACAGCAAGACTTAGCAACATTTATGGCAGTCAAGATGATGAGAGATGGCAATAATGAAATGTTTAGTGTGGCAGCTTTAAATTATATGCAAGATAAAAGCCCACAAAATGCACAACTATTGCTAGCAACTTTTGAAGATGCAACAAAATTAAATCAAGCATACGCAAAATGGGGTAGAGCATCAGGTCAAAGATTATCTCTGATGGGTAAAGATGTAAGACTAAATGAAGCTCAAGTATCTATAGAGTTTATGTCGAAACAAAGAAATGTTCGATTAACTGGTGAAATAAAATCTATAGAAGATGCTTTAGAAAATGGAATTAAGCCTACAGATCAAGGTTTAGGAGAAGGAGCATATTTTACATCAAGCGAAGTACCAGTTACTGGCGACCCTTCGATAGAGAAAACACTTATAGGTACTACTGAAAGAACTAACATTATTGATGCAGCTGAAGCTGGAGTAAATATCAGACAAATTTTAAGCGATATGCAAGTTAATACAATAATTGGAGGAAAAGGTTTAAATGCTAAACAACGTAAAGCTATTGAAACTTTTATCAGAAATAATGCAGCTGATGGAATAAGGATAAGAGGTGAAGAGATTGGACTCGAAGGCGATATTATTTACATTCCAGATGTACAAAGAGCAAATGATATTATTGGTTCAAAGGTTGCACCAGCACCAGAAGCCGAGCAAAAAGTTACATATAACAGAGAGACATTCCAAGCAGCTTTAGCTGATGGCAAAAACGTATTAGCTGAAGCTTTAGATAAAGAAACTTATGACAGCATATTGAATGGAACTCCTAATGATGAAGCAAGAAGAATTTTGCAAGCATTATCCGAAATAAATCCATATTTAACAGACCCTGACAATGGGGCAAGAATAATGAGGCATATCAATAAATATTTACAAGAAGCACCAAAACCAATGAAAGCTAGCAGTATTGTTGCTGCATTTAGAAATTTCATATTTTTAGGAATAAAAACATTTACTAAGGTTGCAGTTGGTAGTAACTATCGAGCAGTCATGCTTCCTTTTAATAAACAGATTGGAGCAGGGATTTCAGCCTTACCAGCAATGGGAGGCAAGATGAATGACGATATATTTATGGCACAACAAAGACAGGCATTGCAAGGTTTAAATGGCTACATAAGATCGCAAAAACATTTATTCCAGTCTTTATATTTGGCGATGAACGCTTTTAAGCATGACACTAACTTTGGAAATATAGGTAGAGGTCAGTATGAAAAAGGCTTGGCAGAAGGAAAAATGAAATTATTTGAGGTCGAAAATCAAACAGACCTACCAGCTAATGTCGAGTTAGAGCCAAGACAAAAAATAATAGAGAAAGCAAAAGGTGATGAATGGTGGTTAAGTCCAGATAGTGGTGCATTGCAAATATTTACTAAAAGAGTTTTAAATACATTTGGAACAGCAAGTAGCCGTATGTTCTCAGCACTTGATACTCTCATCACCTCTGGTTCAGCTATAGCCCAAGAAGAAATAAGACATATAGAAATGATTATGTTTGATTATGTAAAAAGAGGAATAGATATTACTGACCCCAAAGTATTTAGAGAGATTGAATTAAGAGCAGAAGAGCTAACTAGAAAATCTATGCTAGACGTTGAGATGGCCAATGGAGATATTGTTAGAGGCGGCTTCTTTAATTCTGATAGCATGCAAAAAACATCTGATTATATAGCTTTTACTGACGATATAGTTGTTAAAAAAGATAAGAGAACAAGAGAATACGCTATTAGAAGAGCTAGGGAAAAAGGTATAACTGACCCTATGGAACTGCATCGTTTTGTAGAAGAGTACATGCAACTAGCCGACCCAGCTAGTGGAAGTGTAGATACAACAGCAGCTAACGAATTATTACCTGATGTAGCCAGAGAAAGAATGTTACCTTTTACTGGTAACAATTCAATGGGTGGTATAGATGCTTTTCCCTCTAAAGCTTTAAATGCCATACCTTATGGTATTCAGAAAACACAACAATACATTCCTTTAACTGGGCTTATGTTCCCTGTAAACAGAACTCCAACAAACATTATTAAGGGTTTGCTTAGACAGTTACCTATAACTGCTCCTATAGTTGACAGTTTTTGGAGAGATATAAATTCAGAAGATTTATTTGTAAGAGAAAATGCTATTGGAGAAATGGTTACTGGTACAGTCATAACAGGTCTTGGAGCATCTCTTATAGCATCTGGACAAATACAAGTAACTGGTGGATATGGTTTTAACAGGCAAAGAAGAGAAATGATGATGGAGCAAAGACGACCAGCATGGAGTATAAGGTTTAGAAAGGGTGACGGCACATATAGTGAGTGGTTTAGTCTTGAAGCTTTTGACGTACTTGGTAGTTTGCTTTCTATCTCAGCAACTTATAAAGATATGCTTGAGCAAATGCCAATAGAAGATTATATGCCAATAGATTATGACTCGACTAGAGGTTTATCTGGTCAGAAACTGGATAATGAAATACAAAGATTGCAAGACGTATCAATCGTAGCTGCTGCTCATTTTCTTAGATACTACAAAGCTGCTGAAAAGACAGTAACAAGTGTAGTAGGTGGTCAGCTAGATAAAGCATTATTCCAAAACTTAAATAAACTTTTAAAAATACTTAGGGATTTAAGTAAGGGTAATACTGATATGACTAACTATTATTCTGGAGCTAGAAGACCTGAGAGTGATTATGCCAGACAAATTGGTACTGGCTTATTAATACCGCAATTCTTAAAAGCATTTAGACGAGGTGTTGATAATAAAAGAAGAGTTTACGAAGACAGCGATTTACCAAGTATGTTTGGTTTTATAGATAATACATTTAAGGAAATAGGTACACAGTTACCATTTTTAAGCTACTTGTTTGACCCTGCAATAGATGAAATTACTGGTATGCCTATGACTTATTCAAGTTCTTATGATTGGTATAGAGTATCAAATCCATTGCATAGAGGTATATTATCTATGCTTAATCCAATGGAAGCATTTACACCAACACAAGAAAAAGATTCTGGTATGGCTGGTGTTATTTATAAAGAATTAAATAGACTACATGGCAAAGGTGCGTATCCACGATTTATCTCCAGAAATATATTAAGTAATATTGGCGACCCATTAGATGATAAAGAATTTAATAATTTCAAACGAATATTTACATCTGAAAAACTTGACTTCTTTGGTATTGGCCAGCCTATGACATTCCAAGAAGCATTGTATTACTTAATTACACAAGATGAGAAGTATTCTTTAATGCGTGACGTTAACCCTGCTTTAGTCGCTACTTCACAAAATGTTACTGAATTTGGCCAAGTAGCTAGAAAATTCCCAGAGCGTATATCGAATGAAAGAGAGCTAACTAAATTATCTAGAATAAAAGAAATAGCGAAATTTTATAAAGAACATGCTATAAAGGTTTATACACAAAATACACAAGGAAGCGGCAAGCAAATTAGTAACTCAATTAAATACATGGAAGATAAGGAGAAGAGATTAGCCAACAGAGATAGCTTACCAACTTACGGAGTTGATGTTAGTCTTAATGAATGGAGGGAAATTATTAATTCCTAGCTATGCCTTTTGCTCAATTTAAAGGTACTGGTGACAGTACAACAGTACAATTCCAGATACCATTTCCTTACGTCAAAAAAGACCACATTATCGTATCGCTCGATCAGGTAGCCAACACAAACTTTACCTATATCAATGATACGACTATTGTTTTTTCTCCTTTAAATTCAGTAGCTACAGCTACGCAAGAAACATCTGGAGCTCCAAAAACAGGAGTAGAAATAATTATTAGTAGAGAAACGCCATTGCTTAATGCGTTGGTTGATTTTGTTGACGGCTCTACTCTTACAGCTGCTGACCTCGATACAGCTGTATTGCAGTTGCTATATGGATTACAAGAGGCAAAAGACGATACAGACGCTGGTATTAACTTCACACCTGTAGGACTAGATGCAAGTAATAACCCAATAATTAATGTTCAAGACCCTACAAATCCACAAGACGCTACAACTAAAAAATATGTAGATGACAATATTGCTGGTTTTCTTAAGACAGATGGCTCTGTACCTATGGTCGGAGACTTTAATGCTGGTGGTAAAAAAATAACTAATGTACAAACAGCGACACAAGATACAGACGCAGTTAATTTATTACAACTTAATCAAGGTATATCTACAGCAAATACGGCTCAAAATGCAGCAGCCCAATCAGCAGATGAGGCTGAAGATTTTAGGGATGAAACTAAAGTCTTTAGGGATGAAGCTGAAACCTTTAAAGATAGTGCAGCAGCTTCGGCTGTTACGGCAGTTAATTTAGCTCGTAGGTCAGTATTTGTAGGTTTTAAAAAGCTAAGTGACGGAACATTGCAAATGACATATAATGAGGCCAGCGATACAACTGTTTACAAAGCAGAAGACTTCGTGCAAAATGGGGCTAGTCATGCCTACTTTTTAGGCGAAGATGTATTATCTACTACTGCTCCAAACGCCCCTAAGTTTTCGATTTCAAATTATCAAATGCTTAGAGGACATTTAGTTCTTGACATTTAATTATGGCACAAATTGATTTAGGAAAACTCAAGTTTACTTGGAAGGGTACTTGGACTACGCAAACTGCATACGAAGTTGATGACGTTGTTGAGTATGATGGCTCAACTTTTATATGTATTGCAGATTTAAACGCTTCTAATACTTCGACTCCAAAAGATGCTACAGCGTCTTTTCAATATATGCAGACAGGACTAGCGTTTAAGAGTGGATTTAGTGCGACAGTTACTTATTACAAAGGAGATGTAATTACATATAATAGCCAGACATTTGTATGTACAGCAGGGGGAGGGAACTATAACCAGACAATACAGCAGAAGCCAGCACCATATGATGGCTCATCTGATTGGATGTTGTTAACACCAGCACCAGCTAACAATGTTTTAACTACATCTGGAGATCTAGTAGTAAGAGATAAAGATAACGCAACAAATACTAGATTACCTGTCGGAACTAAAGGCCAAGTTTTAAGAGTTGCGGAAGCACCAAACCACGATATTCCAAATGATACAGTTCTGTTTTATAGCAGATTAGTCGTAAGCAATAGCCATACTGCTACTCTTTTGCATGGTACAGATTTTCCTCCATATGAAACTAAAACTTATGTGGTTACTGTGGCTGCTGCATCTAGTGGAGGTGGAAATAAATTTTACTTAGATGGTGTTGAAGCACCTTATCTATATTTAAGAGCTAACTCTGTTTATGTCTTTGACGTATCTGACGCTTCTAACCAGACACATGAATTGGATTTTGCGGTCAGCATACATACTGGCACAGTAAAACTATCTGACCAAGATGGTGGTTACGTTACAAGGTCTGGAAACGTAGGAACTGCTAACGCAACTGTAACTCTTAAGATGCCTCCTTACGCAGAAATGGTAACTGGATATTACTGTACTGCTCATAGTGCTATGGGTAGTACTATTGACTCAGGGCATGGTGGAAGTAGTGGATATGGAAATTACTCAGGTAATGTCGATCTACCAACTATTTATACTAACATCACTAATAGTGGGCCAACAGCTAGAAAACTTGTTAAAGGTAAAAGCTATACATTCCAGTTTTCTCCTACTGCTGCTCAAAGAAACTACGCTGTCAAAGATACAAATGATTCAGCTTATAACCAATACACTATTGGAGGAGCAGTTACAGATGGTGTAAGTCCAAGCCAAGTAAACACCACAACTACAGCTGGTGGATTCTTTACCTTTACTGTTCCAGAAACAGTAGCAACAAGTCTAGTAATAGAAGACTTTAGTGGCGGTACAGATGGACTACCTTTACAGATTATTGACAGAACATTCTTACCTACATATACAGGTGGAGATTTTGCAGAAAAGAATGTTTTAACTTCGATTAAAGATAACTATAGAGAAAGAACATCTAACATACTTCAGTTCAATAATTACCCCTGTATGTTTACCAATACATATACAGAGTCTATTAAGCCTTTACCAGAGTACTTGAAGAAAGCTGGTCGAGGATTAGGCTATGGAGGGTTTAGTGGTCTTTATAGGCAATATGGATTTTTAGCCCAGAGGGAATATATGGGCGGTGGTAATATGTGGCAAAACGGAAGTTATGATTATACCTATGGTGGTGGTATGGGATATGACGGACAAGACTGTGCTAGTGGAACTAGATGGTATCCTTCAGCTGGAAGTAGAGTACAGGGCTATAAGTTAAGACAAGCA